GGTAGGCGCCGGGTGCGTTGGCGGTGGTAAGCGCCCCGTCCACCATCACCATCACGTTGATCCACTGACCCGCGCCCACATTGGCGGTAAGCCAGCCGGTGACGAGCGCCCAGCCGCCGTCGAACTCCCCACTGATGCCGATCCCTTCGGCGTTGACCGCGAACGTGGCGCTGCCGATCGTCGTGGTGTAGCGGCGCCCTCCCTTGGTCCTCACGACGACACCCCCAGATCGACCTGCGCGCTGGATTCGAGCGTGTCGAAGGTCGCGTAGACGGCGGTGGCATCCCAGCCCTCGACGTGGTCACCGGCGTTCTTCGGCGACGGCGAGAGCGGCTGCGAGCCCTTGGTGTAGAGCGCAAGCACCTGCGCGGTCGTGAGCGCGATGTCCATGACGAACACGCCGTCGACCTGTCCGGTGAACGCGCCGCCGCCGATCGAGTTCGCCCCGATGCGGAAGGAATTCGCACCGGCCAGCGCAACTGAGACGATGCCCGTACTCGTTCCGACCAGCCGTCCGTCCACATACAGCCGCATTCGCAACCCGTCAATAGGCGCGTTGTCCTCGACAACAACGGCGTGATGCCACAACCCGTCCGCGATGAACGGACCGGAACATGAGTTGCCGCCACTAAAGACGATCATCGTTCCGATGTTGCTCGCTAGTCGCTCATCGCCGGTACTCGGCGTCCCCCACGCCATGATGTTCGTGATGGTGGCGCTGTTCGTCGTCTTGAACCAACAGCCGTAGGACCGCGATGCCAGCGCGGCGGGGAGCCCCGCGTCGGTGGCGGCGAAACCGGCGCTGGTTGTGGCCGAGAGGCTGAAGGCGCCGCGTTGCGCGCCGTCAACGCCCGCGACCTGTGCGGTGGCCGATCCGGTGAAATCGCCGAGAACCTGCCCGCGCGAGCCCTCGTCGGCCTGCGAACCGAGCGTGAAGTTGTAGAGCGACAGCGGCTGCTTCGGAAAGTCGGCGATGGCCCACGCGCTGCCGCGCTTGCGCCGTGTGACGTTCACGCGCGCGGCGCCGGGCACGAGGCCGAGACCGTGCGCGAGCTTGGCGCAGTACAGGAAGCGCACCTGATCGTCCGAGAGCACGTCGGCGGTGACGAATGCCTCATCGACGCGGCCGAACATCGACATCACGGACGCCAGACTGGCGTCGGCGGCCATCGCCCCGATGTTCAAGGGCGCGAGGATTGATCCCATCGGCGACGCATTGCCCTGACCTTCTAGTACGCCGTCGATGTAGAGGCGAATCGCCATGCCGTCGTTCGTCGTGACGGCGAAATGCCAGCGATCATCGGCGACATCTGTGATTCCCAGCGCGTTGTGGAGGGTCGACCCGTCCGGCGACGAGTACGTGGCGACGATGCCGGTCGTATCAATACGCGTCTGGAAATGCGCCACGAGACTCGACCATCGAGTGACGATCCCCTGGTTGGTGCCCCGCTTCGCCGTGCGGAACCACGCGCCCCACGAGCCCGTCCGGATGCGGAACGGGTCGGCCGCGCCGGTGTCGGCGACATAGAGCGCCTGCGCCGTCGAGCCGGTGAAGATCGCCGCCGTGGTGGCGAGCCCGTTGATGCCGTCGCCGAAGCCGACGCCGCCCTTGTTGGTCAACGCGCGGCCGTTGCCGGAGATGTCGGTCAGACCACCGAGATTCCACAGCCCGACCGGCGCGGCGAGGCCGAGCGCAGTGAAGTCGGCCAGCGTGAGCTGACGTCCGGCGCGGATCTGACCGGCCAGACCGACGTCTGAGACCGTCTGAGCACTGACGACGGAGACGATCGTGACGCCGGGTGGGCCTTGGATGCCTTGCGCGCCCTGCGGTCCTGTGGCGCCCTGCGGTCCGGTTGGTCCCTGCGCGCCGGTGGCGCCGGTCGGTCCGGTCGGGCCGGGGTCGCCCTGTGGGCCCTGCGCGCCCTGGACGCCCTGCGGGCCCTGCACGCCGGTCGCGCCCGTCGCGCCGGTCGCGCCGGTGGCGCCGGGGTCGCCCTGCGGGCCGGTCAGGCCGGTCGGTCCCTGCGGGCCGGGTGGTCCCTCCGGGCCGGGCGGTCCGCCGGGGGTGCCCGGCTCGCCCTGCGGGCCGGGGTCGCCCTTCGGCCCCGGCGCGCCGTTCGCGCCCGGAGCGCCGGGGGTGCCGGAAGCGCCCTGCGGGCCCGGCACGCCCTGCGGCCCGAACGGGCCGGACGGGCCCTGTGGTCCCTGCGGCCCCTGCGGCCCCGATGGTCCCTGCGGCCCCACGGGCCCGGGGTTGCCCTGCGTGCCGGGCGGGCCGACCGGCCCGGGAATGTGCGGGTCGGGCGTGGCGACCACGAATCCGATATAGCGGTAGTCACGCGCGCCCGGGGTCAGCGGCGCGACCGCCCAGTACGCGCCATCGGGGAGCGTGGAGAACGTCAGCGTCTGATCACCGAGCACCGGCGCGGACTCCTGCGCGCTGACGCCGGTCGGCGGCATGTCCGGCAGTACCTGCTCAGACGTGCGCGGGTAGGCGTCCACGTTGGTGCCGGACGGCCACGGAACGAGCGTCAGGGTGACATCAGGCATTCGGCGGCCCTCCTCCGTTCATCGCGGGCTCCGGCTCGCCCTGCGGCGGCCCCTGCTCGAGAGCGCCGGGCCCTAGCGGCGGGTTCGGTGGCGCCGCCTGCTGCGCCTGCGCCTGCTGCTCGAGGAACTGCACGAACATCTCCGGCGGCACGCCGAGCTGCGCGAGGAACGCTTCGATCTGCTGCGCCGGAACCTGCGGCTGCGGCAACTTCAGATAGCCCTCCGGCTGGTCTGAGCCCATCAGCTCGAACGCGCGAAGCAGCGCCTTCTCGCCGTTGACGCGCGGGTCCTGCGAGAGCTGAATCCACATCTGCGCGTCCTGGCGCTGCTGCGGCACGTTGTCGGGCGCGGTCGAGCCGCCCTCGACCTCGACCGCCATCCGGCCCATCAGCTCGCGCGGGCCGATCGGGACCATCTTCCACGCGGGCACGTGCGGGTGCAGCGGGTCCGGCTCCTGCGGGATCGGCACCATCCGCGTCGACAGGATGCGGCGCTGGTTGAGCGCGACGAACTCGTAGCCCTGCGGCACGATGATCGAGTTCTCCAGCAGCCGCGCCTTGTTCTGGATGCGCATACCGGCCGCCTGCTGCACGAGCTGCACGCCGGTCGCGGTCTCAGACGCGCCGACGTCGCCGCCGGTGACGGGGTCGGAGATGCCCGACGTGCGCTGAATGTCGTTGATGATCGCGTCCTCCTCCCGGTAGCTGGAGGCCGGGAGGTCGGGGACGGGGATCGGGAACAGGAAGTCGCGCGGGTCGCCGTTGACGGGGATCGCCATGTTCGGGCCGAACACGAGATCGTCGGGGTCGACGGCCGTCTCGTTGTAGGCGAAGGTGCGCATCAGGCTCAAGGTCGCCGCGTCGCGGCGCTGCGAGCGCAGCGTGTTGATCTCGTACTGGAGATGCTTGATCGGTTCGATCTCCGAGATACCGACGAAGCGGCCACCGACGACGGTCGGGCGGTAGATCTGAAACGGCATCCTGGCCAGCCCGGACGGGTTCGGGCCCGCCTGCACCGGATAGGTGGCGTCGAGCACGGTGATGACCTGGTCGCCGTCGTGGAACTCCCACACCTCGTGCAGGGCGTCCTGGCGCTGACCCTCGGTGTTGTAGCCCTCCGCGCTCAGACGCTGGTCCCAGACGTTGGAGCGCTGCGTGCGCGCACGTCCTGCGAGCAGATCCTCGAGCGTCCACGGACACGTCGGGTCGTTCTCAAACGCCCGCCAAGTCCCGTTCTTGACGTTGCGCACGACAGCGGCGGGCCCGCGCCACAGACGGTGGATCACGTACTCGACGTTGTCCATCGAGTCTCCCATTGGGTCCCAGAGGAAGTCGAACGGGTCGACACGTTCGGCGACGGCATCGTCGAACGTGCACGTCTCGGTCGGCGGGCCCTCGATGAACGCCTCGGGGTTGCGCGGGTCCTGGATCGCGACCGTCTGAAGGCGCTTCTCGTAGCGCCACCGGGTCTTGCCGACGCCGAGCGCGTACAGCAGCCCGTCCTTGGCGATCGTCTGAAGGATCGTCTCGTAGCCGATCTGCTTCTGCTGAGAGTCGACGACGAGCTTCATGTTGCGCACGTTGCCCAGCGCCTGCGCGTCGCGCGGGACGACGATCATGCGCGGGTTGGTGGAGACCATGCGCGGCACAATCGTCTCGACCGTCGAGTAGGCGAACGGGATGAACAGCTCCGCGCCCCACTCGTTCTTGGCCTCGGAGATGACCTCGTCGGCGTCGCGGTAGGCGCTGGCGTTGTCGTTGCGGAACTCGCTGAAGCCGCGATAGAGCTTGTAGTCCTCCTCGGCCTTCAGACGGAACTGGCGGTGTTCGGGCTCGGCTCGCCGGTAGGCGTCCTCGACCGTCTGAACCAGTTCGCGCTCGAGGCCCTCAAGCGCGACCGGCATCTTCAGCCTCTCGTGGCTGCGCCGGGCTGAAGGAGTCATACGCGACGAGCACGCCGGTGGTGGCGTACTCGCCCGGCGCGATCTCTGTCCGGACGGCGCTCATCGTCATCACGCCGCCGAGCTGGAAGATCGCCGCTTCGAGGTCCAGCAGCAGCGTGCGCACCTCGTCGCGGTCATGCTGGAGAAAGCCGTCGTCGGTCAGCTCTCCCAGGAACTTGAACGTGCGGTCCATGTCGACCTCCTAGGGCGCCGCGAGACGGTGGGGACGCACGTAGAGCACCGCGCCCGGATTGCGGTAGAAGGTGTCGTTGGTCAGCGCCTTCTTCCAACGGACGTGAAGCAGCGTGCCCACCGCGCAACTGAGGCGGATCGGCTTCATCACGAACTCCTGATCCTGCGCCCAGCCGGTCTTGTTGTTCGTCTCTTTGTAATCGAACGTCGAGCCTGCGGCCAACCCCCACTTGCGGAAGTCCTCGGAGAAGCCGCCGACCTGCCACATGCCGGTCACCTTCGCCCAGACGTCGTAATAGCCGGGCAGGGCAACGGTGCACTGCAACTCCGGGTCGACGGTCTCCGCCGTCGTGGGTCCCGGGTCCCACACACTGGCGGAGACGGCCGTCCAGTCCGTGCCGCCGAGCCAGCGCCACTTGTACGGGTCGGTCACGGCGGTGTCGTAACGCAGCCGCCACAGGCCGCCGCCGACACCGGCGACGTTGCCGATCGGCTGGTTGGGCGGCATCGGGAACTGGTAGTCGACGGTCTTGCCGTTGAACAGGCCGGTGGTC